TTTCTTCATGTGTAGTACCACCTTCTAAATCTAATATTTGTGATTGTAAATCAGCTAACGCTTCTAATACATATTCAGGGTTTAATTCGACTGTATCTTCGGCGTCGCTGCCGCTATTAATAGCGTCTTCATTATCTAACTTCGGCTGTACTTTATCCTTTTTAACAGTATCAGCTATCTTATCAATTAAGTTAAATAATGAATTATATTGCATTTCGGTTACGATTCTAAATCCTGGTTTTAGATCAGGTAGAAGCGCTTCTTTATAAGTACTCATACCGATTACGATATTTGTATCCGAGATTAAGATATACATAATTTAAACCATTCCCATAATTTCAGCGTTGCCGGCCTTAACTTTTAATGTACCGTTAGATAACCTATCGCTAGTTTTTAATTCATCATTAATATAGACTTTAGTATTATAGTCAGCGTTACCGCTAAATTTAATATTAAAGGATTCTCTATTCTCACTATTAATGATTTTGATTTTCTTAGGAATAAAATCAAGTGTTAAGGCACTAAACGATAGATACGAATTCTTTACGGCTAAATCGATGATTAATTCGTTAATAGTTAACGCTTTAAATGCTTCATGCATTTCCTTTGTTGTGGTAGCAATAAAAGAAGTAGCGCTTGCTACTGATAACGTAGCCTTTTTACCTTTTACGATAAGTTTATATACGCCCATATTATAAGGTACTTCAGGCGCGTTATTATTTTCTTCAGATTCTTTATGTTTTTGAATCGTTTTAGTAATTTCAGTTTCGCCGATAAAATTAATATATTTAACGGTGATTTCATCACTATCGCTATCTTCGATAGGAATCGTAGCGATATTATTAATTATTTCGACTGGATTTCCATTATCGACTTGTACTTTAAAATGATTATATCCATGCGCCGTGATAAACGTATCGCCTTCGGAATATTCGTCGATACTAAAAGGCGTATTCGTATTAAGTGTATCAAAATTAACGAATAAAAAAGGCTTAGCATAATTTAAGAATTCATATAGTACAGTATCTAAATCGTCGTTAGGTAAGTTAACATAATTTTTTCTTAAAAAATAAGCTGTACGAGGTGCGGAAGCAGTATCTCCGTTATTACCAGGATCACCTTTTTCGCCTGGATCACCTTTCGGCCCTTTTAAAGCTGCTAATTGATCCGGCGTAAAATCCTCATAACGGAAAGGATCGCCTTTAGGCCCTTTTAAATTGCCGAGTCTAATTTTTGCCATTAGTTAAATCTCCTTCCAAAATCCTACAATATCGAGGATATAACGTTTATTACCAGGTACACCCCAACCTTTAATATTCCGACTATTAGGATCTATATAAACACTATTATTATTAGCATTAATAGATACTTCTAATAAACGATTCGGTACAGGTGCATTATTAGGTAGAGTACATAATACTACGCCGTTACCGGATCCACTTACTGGTACATTCATATCGAGATGTAATTTACCAAAGCCGCTAACTGTACTATACTCAAGATAACCACGATTAGGGCCGGCGGCGCCAGCTGTAGCTATACCCCAAATAACATCATATGTCTTATTAGTAGCCGTCGTTACTGCCGGACTAGGTGTATAATTAACGTCGACAAATAAATCACCATTTTCTTCAAGAGTAAAAGCAAAATTAGGAGATAACCCCTGATCACCTTTAGCACCTTTAAGTGCTGCTAACTGATCCGAAGTAAAATCAGTATAGGTAAAGGACTTACCAGGTAAACCAGTATCACCTTTAGGCCCTTTTAAAGATTCTAATTGTGCTTCAGTAAAATCGTCGTAAGTAAAGGCTTTACCAGGCGCGCCAGGATTGCCGTCTTCGCCTTTATCGCCTTTAGGCCCTTTAAGTTGTAATAATTGATCCGGAGTAAAGTCTTCGTATGTGAATGCTTTACCGTCCCTACCAGGATTACCAGTATCACCTTTAGGCCCTTTTAATAAAGCTAATTGATCCGGAGTTAAGTCTTCGAATGTAAAGGATTTTCCGTCTTCGCCTTTAGGGCCTGGATCTCCCTTAGGCCCTTTAAGTTTTGCTAATTGATCTTCCGTTAAATCGGCTACGTTAAATATACCTGGATCGCCTTTATCGCCCTTATCGCCTTTACGTCCAGGGATACCGATATCGATATTAATTCGATTCGGAATATTAACGATTACTTCTTTTTCCATTATTTAAACCTTTCACTATCTTTAATGTAAAGATATATCATGAATAATTTTAATGCTTCCCATAACTAACTTATAGCTATATGTATCACTAACGATAAATACATCGTAGAAGCCTTTGAATAAAGTATTAGGAATCGTTAAGGATTTAGCGGCCGGAATACTTACATAAATAGATTTATCTTGAATCGTACAGTCAGCTTCTAAAATTAATTCGTCGTTAACGGTACGAAGTTTACATACCGCTTTAGCGTTAGTTAAATCTACATTATCGCCCTGGATAGTATAGCTTCGATTCCAGTCGTTACCAGTATGTAATGTTTCAGATTGACGCTTAATATAATCCATAATTACGCCCTCTTAACTGCAATACAAATATAGTTAGCGCTACCAGGTAAGAATACTTCTGCGCCGTTGTTTTTACCGGAATCTCCATAACGTTTACTAACGCCGTCTTGGCCTCTAAGACGAGTACCGACATGTACTATACGTCCACTTCTCCAACATTCAAGGTTAATCATGTTAGAGGAGTTACTTTCCCTAAAGTCTATATACCATTGATCTACATTAGATTGATCTATAGATAATAGCCAGTTGCATTCATTTTCGTTAAATCCATCTGGGATAGGTAGTTGTTGGCCGTCTCTAATATTGCCGTAAGTAACGCTAATATCTGGAATTGTTAAAAACGGTCTGAATTCTGTACCTTTATCCTTACCGTACCAACCGGGACGATGATAACAGCATAGATTGGATTCTTGCGTATATTGCCTATTACCTAAATCTAAGTTAGTTTGATTATCATCGACGCCGCCGTCTGAAATGGTATGATAGCCACCGCCGGCTTTACGATTAAGTTTAATACTGGAAGTAGGAGAAAACTCTAAATTACCAGTCATAGTATCGCCGGACTTCTTAACGTATGTACGCTGCAATAGATTATTAACGTCGTCAGCTAGTTTAGGTAACGTTACAGATTTATCTCTAAGTTTACGCGTAGTTACAGATTCATCAGGGTGATCTAATTCCGCTAATTCCTTATGTGGAATAATAGCAGTATCGATATCCTTACGCGTAGCATACATGATAGATAAATCTAGGATTACTTTTACGTTAACGGCATTATCGGTAACAGTATCGATATTAATAATTTTTTCTTGAATAGGATACGTCTTATCATATACAAGTTTAGCTTTATCGCCGCATGTAGTATATGCGTAAAGTGTTTCAGGGCCGTTATCGACTTTCGCCATTAAGCCAATTTCGCGGAAGTAGAAGCTAGTATTAACTAAGCTATTACTTACTCTAAACTGTAGTCGCATTTGGCCGGCGTGTACGTTTTCGCTTTTAGCAATCGGTAACGTTAACTTAGGGGATTTAATCGCCGTTAAGCTATCGATAGCTGATCCGGTAGCTGTACCGTCGCCGATTACGACTTTAGTAAATGTTAGTACGTGGCCGGCGCGGCCTTGCGTTAACATATCGCGGCCGGCATTCGTTAACTTCAGTACGTCGAAGTCGCCAGTTTTGTTAGCCATAAATATATATTTCCTTTATTTAAAATTTAGTATGAGTTAATAGTTTAGGAATGTATTCAGATTCCGTATTAGGACTAGCAGTTTCGATAATATAATTAGCGTCAGTCGGAATAAAGATTTCTTCGACGTCTGATACGACGCCGGAAAAATATACTTCTTCGCCGAGGTTTAAATAAGTAGTAAAGAAATATCCTAAATGCGCCGGCTTCCATTGATTAATAGCTGCTAATAAATCAGTCCAATTATCGATAGTGCCGTCTTGTACTTCAAAACGTAACTTATATTCGCTATATAATTCTGTTATAGTGCCGTCTTTAGTACTAACAAATTTATTTAACAAATTCGTTAAGAATTGGATAGTCGACGTTTGTTTAGACTGTAGCTTTTGCCATATGCGTAAACGTCGTACTTCGTCAGAATCAGCTTCATTAGTCGGAATAAATAAATCGTTTTCCCATAGGGTTAAACCCCATGTAGCCGTTGATACGAAGAATTGCTTATATACGTCTAAAAGATACTCTTTTAATTCGTCATGCTCAGCTGATTGCGAATCGCCTACTAACTTAAAAGTATCGGAATTTTCGTTAAGAAAAGCCGGTAAATAGCGTAGGATATTCGTCTTTTCCTGACGCATGAAGTCTTTACCAATTAAGTTATCTAACTTAGCCATTTAACGCCACCGTACCTATCTTAGGAAGTTTACCGTTTAATTGTACTGATCCGTTACTACCGTTAATTTGGATACTATTGTAATCAGTATAGCCGCTGTTAAATAATTGTTTAGCTATATCGGCCTGACTAACTTTCGTTAACTTAAAGCCGTGTTTACGGAAATAATCAGTAAGTAATTTTTTAAAGGATTCTTCTGTGCCGCTGCCGGTTAAACCACTTACAGCGATATTAATAGTAAGGATATCCGGAGTACTAACAATAACTTTAGCGCCGGCCGGACGTTTTAATTCGATATAGGCTTTAACCTTATTAATTAAATCTTGACTAGCTTTATCGCCGTTAGAGTCTACGATAGCTACGCCTACCGTACCAGGGCCTTCAACTAATTCTGTTATACGGCAGCCACCGACGCCGTTTACCGCCGTCGCCCATTGATTATAGTGATACAAGTTACCGGAAGTAGCCGGAAGTCTAATAAAGTCGCTATAGCGTTGATATAATGCTTCGTCTGTTTCTTCTTCGAAGCCGTCGATAGTCGGATTAGCATTAGTAACGGAATTGACGCCGCCAATACTCATCGGTATTAACGTAATCGTATTCGCTTCTAAATTATATTCCGTACCAGGATTTTCGGCTTCAATCGGAATCGTAACAGTACCGTTATCGCTGATAAAGGATTCTTCAGTCGTATAAAATTTATAACCGCTGTCAGATTGAAATAATGATTTAGCCGGAATCCAGGCATTCACACTACCTTTAACGGTTACTTCGCCATGTGCTTTTACGGCTACTTTTCTATCGATACCCATATCGCTGCATTTAGCAGTTAAATATTCGCCCCATGACGTAGCGGCGAAGGCTGCGTCTTTAACTAAATCGATTTCGAAATAAGCGTTTTTGAATTCTTCCGAAGTGGCGTTAATAATATCGCGTTTAAATGATCCTTCTATAATCGTTTCAGGATTACCTTTAATCGTATTTACAAGTCGTTGCTGAATCGTATTGACGTCTTGTAATCCTATTAATTTTTTAGCCATTATTTAAATCACCACCTTTAACGCAAACGGAGAATATATAGAGGTTAGATAAATAGTGATTTCGACTACATCGTCTTCTTGTCTAGTAATATCTAGTTTATCGATACTAACGATATATGGATTTACTTGTAAGCCTTCGATGATATCTTTCTTAATCATCTCGGCAGTACCAGGAATATTAGCCTGGCCGATATACTTCTCTAATTCGATACCGTAGCTGTCATGATAAGCGACGTAACGGAATCTTTCAGTTTTAAGAGTCTTATAAATCCATACTTTAAGCGCTTCGTTTTCTTGTACTATAATATGCTGACCGTCAGCGTTTTTTCTGAAAACGTCGTGAGTAAAGTCCCAGGCATATTCTTTTAATAGAGGAAGCGTATCCGAAGTCGTTAACGTAGTATTATCACTATTTAAAAAAGGATTAGCCATATGCTGTACCTTTCAAATTATAAATGTACTATTTTATCAGAAATAAAATATTGTTGTGAAAATCCTTCCGTTTGTTGGAAAGGAATAATCGATACATAATCACCAGGTTTAAGAGTATCTGTGTAGATTATGTTATCGGTGTAAGGATTATTTATTTCATGCGTATGTGAAGCGAATTCTGCGTATCCACCGCCACCGCTGCGTGGTTGTGTTTCGGATTTTATGACGCCTTTAGCAGTCCTTTCGTATCCGATTAATAGATATTCGCTAATCCATACGTCTTCTTTTTCGAGTATGAAATCTTTATATTGTACTTTGATATTAGGCGGCGGCGCTAATACTTTACCAATCGCCGGAAGTGGCGGCTGATTATTAGCAGCTACGCCGTTAACTATATCTAAATATTGTGTAATTGGATCTTTTTCCATAGTTATATATCTTTAATGTAAAGACTTATTATTTAACAATTTGAGTAAAATCCAGGGTAAGATTCATCGTATGCTGACCGTTACTAAATGTATGACTATCGGTTTTGATAAAAAACTTACCCTTCAGATTTTCTTCTTGAATCTCTATCGATTTACCGGCTACACAATAGATATTACCGATAGCGCTTAATGAAGCTTCAATATCGACGCTATGTAATAACTGAGTAGCAGCCGTTTTAGTATCGACTTTTTCGTCAGGTTTATAAATCTCGGTGATTTTACCGAATTTATTTAACGCCCATTCACCTTTAACGACGTTAGTGGAATTCGTATCACCGTTATTATCGGCGATGTATACTAACGATACAAGATTTTCAATCGATTCACCATGCGAAGACGATATAATATTAGTCTTATCTGTTAAAGAAAAATTCGCCACTTGCTGCGTACCATTGTTACCAATGATGATATTATTATTTTCATCTAAAGCCATAATGGAATACTTTTTATTATCTTTAGCAGTTTGTAAAGACAAAGCCTTAGTAAAAATTTCTGTAGCCGTCATACCGTCAGCGATAAAATCGCCTTTAGCGTCAAGGGTTACGCCTTTATCGAGTACGACGTTAAACCCCCATTCGTTAGCTACTTGTTTAATATCGTCTAAAACAGTACTATCTTTGAATTTCTTATTTAACTTAGATTTAGCTAATAAGATTAAATCATCGTAGGCTGTGAATCGCTTTTCATAAGACGATGTATCGCGGTTATGTACCCATATCTTACCTTTAAATAATGTTAATTCTTTAGAATCTAAATTATTTAACGATTCGATGTACTTAACGACGACTTTATCGCCTAATTCTATATTCGGATTAACGAAAGTAGAATCTTTAGTTACGTTATTAAATGCGATACTAAATTCTAGCTTTCGCGCTGCTTCGGCATTATCGCCACTCCATGTAAAGGAAGTTATATAATTTGTGATATCCTTATCGTTAACAATAAATTTAAAGTTAGTCATGATAAGTTATCCTTTCGTCTCATTTAGAATAACTTCCTTACCTTTCATATTGGCCGTAAGAGTGTTATCTTGATTTTTTCGTAAATTAATAGTATCGCCGATATTAAATGCTAGTTTCTTATCGCTTGCGGATTTAACTAAGCATTTAGCATACTTTAAATACTTTTGCTGATTAACGTCTAAGCCTTTATTATTCGTCTTAGAGATTGCACGATTAAGGAAAGTTAACGGCGTATCGCCCCTTCTATAGGATAAATTAGCCGTTACCTTTTTAAGTGCCGTAGTAGGCCTTTCCTTTAATCCTGTATTCTGATCCGTCTTCTTAGATTCAGCGTTTAAATGTTTATATTCAGTAAAGGTAAAGCTAATATTAATATCGCCGACGCCGCTACCTTCTTCGATATTAAAAGAATCGATAGTTACGTCGAAGTCGACTATCGTATCAGTTATCGTTAAATGACAATATGTATCGGACGTACGAATACTGTTAATTCTATTAATATAATCAGTAGTATCGACTGCTTTCGCATAAGGATAATCGATAGCCGGTAAAAACGTACTAAACGCTATCTTGCGTAAACCACTTTTACCGATCATATTTAAATCGCCTAGCGACTGAATATTAATAATACTATTATTATTATTAACGTTAACCGTATACGATTCAGGAATTACCGGCAAAGTTACACTACCATTTTTACCGGTGATAATAACTGTACCGGATTCTGCATTATTAGTAAGTGAATTAATGTTAAATAATGAAGCTAAGCCTTTATTAACGATATTTTCGACTACGGAAGAAGTAAAAATACTCATAATTAAACTGCCCCTTCCATACGGTTAATAGAAGCTATTTTAAGTTTTTCGACAAAACGATTAACGATTTCGTCGATATCGGAATCTTGGCGTACTGTAACAGAATCGGCTAACTTACTAATATTAATATTCGTCGTAGAATTATTATTCTTAGTATAAGCAGCGCCTTCTAAGCGTCCCATATCACGCGCTTCTCTTATCGATTTATCATGCGGCATAACTCTAGTACCGGAAGGCAAGTCGATGATTTCGCCGCCCTGATCGTGTATCTTAGCTAAGCCGCCTTTCCAGTCTTCAGTACCGGTAAATAGTAACGGAATATTCATACTAAAAGTAGATCCGCCGAAGCCTGGTACCCAGTCAGGGACTGTAAAGGATAAGCCGTTAATTAATCCGATAATTGTATTAATCGTACTACGAATGAATTCACATGCACCGGCTACGCCTGATTTAATTCCTTCCCAAACATTAGAAAAGAAGCTGCCTAATGCTGACATACCATTACTTAAACCGGCTACGAATACATCGTTAAACCAGGATACACCGGCATTAAAGGCGGCTTTAATAGCTTCCCACCCTTTAATTAAATAAGCCTTAACAGTATCCCAGTTATAGTAAAGTAGCATCAATACGACGATAATAGCCGTAATTGCTGCCCCTATAGGATTACTTATAAATGCAGCTGCTACCGCGCGAATACCGATAATTAAAACTTTAAATAATCCACTTGCCGCTACTCGGATAAGACTAAATACAGCTTTTAATGTACTCATATTCTTAGCAATAGCCGATACAACAGATAAAGTAATACTAGCAGCTTTAAAGAATGCGAATAATCCAACTACGACTTTACCGATAGTGATTACCCAGTCTAAAGTACCGTCGTCAGCACGAGATATTTTTTTAGTTAAATCTACAAGATAATCGGCTATTTGTTTTACTTGCGGCGCTAGTTTTTCACCGATTTTATATAAGATAGCCATACCGCTATTCTTGGCTAATTGAAGATTTACGCCGAGTGATTGATTCATTTCGTCGTAAGCCTTATTCATAGTGCCTTGACTATCGGTTATTTGTTGTTGTTGTTTTCTAAATGCTTCAGCATTACCGGCTAACTTAGTAAATGCGCGGCCGCCTACATCGCCGAATGCTTGTAACGCGATGTATTGTTTTTCTGCGCCAGTCATATTCTTAGTTTTCTTATCGAAATCTTCAGCAATATCGACTAAATTACGCATTTTACCCTCAGCGTCAAATACTGCGACGCCTATACCGGTAAGTTTTTCTACGTTAGTCGGATTCGCCATTCTTTCGAATATATTAGATAAACCAGTACCGGCTTCGCTACCTTTTACGCCGGCGTTAGCTAATACGGCTAATGCTGCGGACGTATCGTAAACTGTCTGATTCATACCGGAAGCAGCGGCACTACATTTAGATAATGCTTCGCCTAAATCGGCTACATCGGCGGAAGAATAGTTAGAAGCTGCTGTAATAGCGTCTAATAATTTAGGGACTTCTTCAGCCGGCAGTTTAAACGCGTTAACAGTATTCGATACCATTTCGGACGCTACGTCGGAAGCCGTATCGGTAGCGATAGCGAATTTAGCGACTTCTTGCGTCATTTGATTTAACTGCTTACCAGTTAAACCGTCGATAGCGCCACCTAATGAGTTAGCGATTCCGACTAAATCTTCGGCCGATTTCGCTACCGAGAGGGACATATCCGTAAATGCTTGTTTAGATACATCAGCACTTTTACGCGTTTCTACATCAAGTTTATTTAACATAGCATGATGTTTCGTATCGAATTCGGCGAATGCGTTAACGGCTAACGTAGCTGTACCGATAGCAGCTGCGGCGAAAGGTTTTAACTTATCGGCAGCACTATCGAATTTTTTTCCTAAATTGGAAATACTTTTGCTTGTGGCTTTAGCCATTCTGTCAGTTTTCTTTAAGTTAGAGTTTACCGCCTTTAACTTATCTGACATTTCATCTTGCAATTTAATAATTGCGTCAATAACTGTAGCCATTAATTAATTGCCTTTCAGCCTTTCGGCTTCTTCTATGCGTTTTTGTATTTCAAAACTTACAAAGGCATTAACGACTAATTTTTCACCGATTGGCATATTATAATATGTACTTGGCATTACATGATGATATCGATATAAGAAGTACATAGTTTGTACTTGCCTATCGGTGTTAATTAGTTTTTTACTTCTTCTTCAGCTTCTTCCGGATCATCTATGTTATTACCGGATAATTCATTAATCTTAGTAACGATATCTCCGATTTCGCCTACTGTAAACATAGACATAACTAACTCGGAAGGATTCGCTACTTTGTAATGTTTACATAATGCGTCATTATGTAAATCAGGATTTTTAATACCTTCGAGTAGTACGAAGGAAGTAAATTTATCTTCGTTAATAGTAGTCTTACCCTTCTTGTCAGTAGTACTACATTGTCTACGGATTCGCATGAAGTCCTTAGCTGTTAATGCTTGTAAGGTAATTTCAAAATTAATATTTGTTTTTTTGGATAAGGATTCGACTTTATAAGTACATGTATCCTTATGTGTAAGAGTATCGATATCTTTACTTAATAAAGTATCGACTAGATTTAATTCAGCCATGATTATATATTTCCTTTGGTTAAATAATAAGGGACTTAAATTAATAAGTCCCTTACCTAAATTATTTAAATAGATTCTACGATTTCAAATTCGGAGAATGTAAAGTTATAAGAATCTTCGCCTACTTTACCGGCTTCCCAGTCGATAAGATTAAGAGTATCGAAAGTAGCGTCGCGGATTACGATTCTTTCTTCGCCAATAGCGTTTGGATCATGTAGTTTAGATTCGATAGTAAATACCGGTTGCTTACCTTGTTTAATTTCTTCGGCCATTTCTTTAAGGAAATAGCTATCTACTTTATGAAGTTTGATACTACCTTTACAAGTCATAGACATTACTTTATAGCCTTTAGTAAGACGTTTAGTATGTTTAATTTCTGTTTTATCAAGTGTAATAGTAGCTTTTAAAGATACGACTTCGGCTAGATAATGAGAATTAACCCATACTTCGCCCCATGTACCATTAATGACTTGGCCGTCTTTGTAATTTTGCATAATGTGTTAATCCTTTATTTAAATATGAATTGGTAACTTAATAGTTTCGATAGCGTCCAATAGGGACATTTCAGCAGTTAAGAAGACATTATCGCCGATATTTTCGTACTTGATTTCAATATCTTTCATAGCTTTTAATTCTTCTTTAGTTTTGCGGCCGTTTTTCATTAAGTAAATTTTAGTTGCTTCTACGTCGATAGTGCAGTTATTTTTACCTTTTTCGGCTAAAGAATTAGCCTCTAATTCGAGGAAATAGCCGTTAATAGCTGTAGTCAATAAGCAGCGGTTATCGTAGGAGTTAGCATATTTACCTAGGTAATTATCTTCGGCTGTCTTTTTAATATCGTCGTGGATCATATCCATTAATTCAACGAGTTTAATTTTCTTGAAGGATTTACCTTTATCTTGTACAGTCGTTACATAGGAGTTAACGCCGCGCGCTACTTTAACTTTTTCGCCGTCGTCGAAGACTACGAATTCACCGTTATTAATACGAGTATCCAAAGTTTCTTTATCGACGAATTCTACGCCTGTTACTTCAGGTAGTGGCGCGAATGTACAGGAAATAGTAGCCGGAGTACCGCAAATTAAACCGGCAATACGTGTTAAGTATTGTTGGCCTGTGTATTTAGTACTACCTACTTCGAAGTATTCGTTTGTAACGTTAACGACGCCTTCAGTATCGGCAGCATTTTTAAATAATACTGCTTTAACTTTATTGTCTTTTGTATTGCGTTGTGCTTTAACCCATGTAGCGATAGCTGTAGTTTCTTCAGTCGTTGCTTCAGGATATACTAGGTAAGTAAATTTAAGCGCTTCAGCTGCTTTAAGTTTTGCGTTAATATCGGCAGTTTTACCAGTTTTAGGGAAAACTAACGCTACGATTTTATAAGGTGTTGTTTGATAACCGATTAGCGCTAATTCTAATTGTTTTTTATTGTCGGCGGAAAGTGTTTCCGGAATATCGGAGTTATCGAAGATAGTATATTTTGTAACGGCTTGTACTGCGTCATTAAGCATAACTAGGATAATTCCACGTTTAGCGGATTCAATAGCAGCAATACCCTTTTCTTTGAAATATACGGTAATTTCAGGAAGTCCCATCATAAGTACCTTTCATTTAAATGTAAGTTTATAAGTTTATCATATGCTTCGTTTTCTTTATCTTTGGTGTAAAGATAGTCGTAATACTGTACATCGAAGGAAAGACGGATTATATCGCTATCTTCGCCTTCGATTTCAAGGCTTAGATTTTTAGTAAGAAGATATCTATTGTCTTTAAGTACTGTAAATCCTGATCTGAAATACGAAGTTAATGAATCTTGTAATATGTATAATTCTTCAGCGTTTAAAGTACCCTTTTCGCTGTAGAATGTTAGATAAATTGTGATGTTATTTAATTCGTAGCATTGATTATCTAAATTAGCTAGTCTATTAGATTTTAAAAAGAAGCAAGGGGATTCGAAGCCTTCCTTCGTTTCGTCTAAATAGACTGGATAGTCGTAATGCGTCTTTAAGATATCGCGGACGGCTTGCAATATATCAATTTGTGTTAACATTTAATTTCCTATTTTTCTTTTAAGTCGCTTAATCATAGATTCTAATTCAGTAGGTAATACGGTTAAGCCGATTTCTTTAGTCGTCGAATCGATAAAATGTTTACCCTGTACATAGCCTTTTGTTTCGCCTGATTTAGTAACTATCTTGTGGCCTCTATCGATTAAGCCGATATGCGGCGCTGTATTAAAAACTTCAGCTTGAAGATTAGTTAAGTCTGTACCAGTTACGCGCTTTTTCCAGGATTTTTTAAGTTTTTTCTTATGATCCGTACCGGAATCCGGTGTTTTATTGATTAATTCTTTTTTTAAGGCTAACCCTATTTTATTTAACGATTTCTCAGCTTCGGCCGGATATTCGGCGATAGCATTATTAATAATATCTTCTAATTCTTCCATATTAAGGAATTCTAGGCTTGCCATTATTTACTACCTATGGTTTTATCGTTAGTATTCTTACCGCGGCTTACTTCTTCCGCGATAATCTCTAAGGATTCATTATCGTAAAATGGATTTACGATACCTAAAATACGAAAGGTTTTAGAATTATATTTTATCGTCATATTAGTATCTATATTTGGCCTGTAGCGGATAGTGAATTTAACGTTATTGATAGATTGAATCGTATCGTTTTCTTTGATATCTGACATGCGTACCGGATATATTGACGCCCAACAATCACATATTTTAGATTCTTTAATAGTATCGAATCCGTTAGCTGTTTTAGATTGTTGTTTAGATAATATGCTAATGCGTCTATTTAATCGCCCTGGATTAGCTATCATATTAAATCACCTCATCGTAATTAGAGTTATATTTAATAGTCGTTAAGATAGCCGTAATCGTATGCGGATATTCGTCAGTAACGGCCGCTTTATTGGCGATGTTTCGATTAGAATACCAATGACTAATAAGAAGCAACGATAGCGATTCTAATAATTGATCGCTATCGTCGTATTGCTTCCCAGTAGTGGATTCTATGTAATTTTTAGACGCTTCGATTAAACTATTTACTAATACATCGTCTTCAGTTAAATCGGAATCGATCCGTAAATAGTTTTTTGCAGTTTCAAGCGTCATAATGTGTTATCCTTTATTATTTCTTAGCTAAGAATACAAGGCCGTTAGCGTCGACTACTTTACCGTCTACCAATGCTACGGAATCGTATACTTTAGCGCGAGTAGCGTTATCACGGTATTCTACAAGATCTACATTGTAGGAAGTGTTAAGCATGTATTTAGATAAATCAAATAATACTGCTACTGTGTTACCTACTGTAGCGTCGTCGATTGCAGGAAGCGCGTCAGTTAATACTACTTCTTTACCGAGGATACGGTATTGTGGCTGACCGGAAATACCCATATTAACACCGCCGATAGGTTGACCGTTTTTATCTGTCATACCTACGATAGACAATGCAGTACCTTCATTCATGATAAATACAGAGTCTTTTTTATATGCGGAAGGTACAGCTTTCAATGCTTTAATAATAGTATCGTAATCGAATGCAGTTACATCGACTTTTTTAACTGGTGTTGCTGCTGTAATACCAGTAGGTTGACCTACGCCAGTACCGGATACGATAGCTTTTTCCAATGCTTTACCCATAGCGTCAGCGATGTTATTAATCAATGCTGCTTCGAATGCTGCAAGGCTACGTACGTCCATTTGGAAGGATACAGCAGCTACACAACGTAATTGATATGCTGCGAATACAAGGCTACCAGTAACCATTTTTTGGGAAGTACCGGCTGCGTCTTCACTTTGCCATGCTGCTTCGAATTGAGTAGCGGAAGTCGGTACGGATACGCCGGCTGCGAATTGAGTACGACGTACGCGAGGAAGAATATCGCCGTATGCTTGCAATTTACGGACTACTTCGTCCAATACAGTCGTAGGGATTACAGCAGCGTTATCAGTTGTTACGGAAGTAGTAGCTGCGCGGAATTCTTCAGGCATTTCAGCGCCTTTAACTACATGATTAAAAAATGCGTTACGGTATTCAACAGTTTCGAAGATGTTTGTCATTTCAGGTTTTTCCTTTTCTGTAAGATTAATAGTGTTACCCATAGAAGGATTGGATTCTAAGGATTTAGCAATTTCTTCGCGTTTACGAATTTCAGTTTCTTCATCGTTTAACGCTGTTAATTCATCTTGGAATTTAGATAATTCTTCAAGATTGGCAGTTTCGATAGCGCTTCGGATTTCTAACTTACGCGCTTCGATTTCTTTAATTCGATTCATTTAAAATATCCTTATCTTTAATGTAAAGACAAAATTAAAACAAAAAATAATAAAAAGTATTCCTACAATATATGGTGATTTAATAGGTAAGAAGTACGGTTTTTAGCTTCTCTTTAGCGATAGTTTTCTTAGCTTCGGCTTCCATATTATCGAAATTTCGGTATACGGCTTCGACTACTGTAGCGGAATAAGCCGGAAAATCGACGACGGATACGTCTTTTAATGTTTTAATAGCATTGATATAGCGTGTATTATCGACGTAGAAGTCTTTATCGACTGTAAAAGCGAAAGACATTTTATTTAAATCGCCGCGTTTAATTAATTCGTAGATATCCTTAGCAGCTGTAGTATTAGCTAATTCAGCTTCGAAGTATAAGCCGATTTCGTCGACTGTTAAACGTAATGTATTATTGGAAGTACGCGCTAATAAAGTAGTATTATCCTTATGGTTGTAACGTAATACGACGTCTGACATATCACAATTAGCGAAGGCTTCCTTAGTAACGACTTCAAAATAATCGACGTTATTAGCTGAATATAATTTAGTCGGAGAATCGAAGACTACAGCGTAGCCGGCAATTAACATATTTTCTTTGGATTCGATAATAGAATCTTGGTTACTTCTAACTTCTAACATTATTTATTGTCCTTTTCTTTTAATTGGTACTCATCGGC